AAATAGGAAACATGAATAAGAAAAATGTAAGATCTTATGTAAGAAAAGAATTTCTACCCCATAACTTAAATCAATTGGAAAAAATAAAAAATCAACTAGGTAAAATTAAAGGTTTTGAAGCAGCCGAGCAAAGAAATATTTGGACTCAAATTTCTAAAGCTTATGGACAAAATGGAGAGACCCCCAATAGAAAAGCCTTTGCAGAAACCATGAAAAAAGCTGGACAATATTTTGAGGTTAAAAATGCGCTACAAAAAAAATTTCCTAATATTAAATTAGATTTAGATCACCCGCTGGATTACAAAACTCTTGAGGGTCTAGGTAAAATACAAACGTTAATAGAGGTGTTAAGGAAGTTCTTGGAAAACGTTATAGAGATGCAATTCAAGTTGGTGATAAAAAACTTATGTTTCAGATAGAAAAATTAGCTAATGATATAGGTACAACCGTGGGTAAAGTAAGGGGATCAAAAGTAATTGATTACGGTACAACTTCTTTACGAAAAAGTGATCTTGGTTCTGAAATTATTTCTAATTTAAAACAACAAAACATCATGGCTGATAAATTGTCTAAAATGACAAAATCTGGAGAATTAAAAACAAGATTGGGAGAAATTGGAATTACAAGACCAAAAAATTATAATATTCAAAAAATTTCAGATTCTGATATTAAAAAAGCATCATCTGCTTTAAAAGAACTTATGTCTAGAACAGGTTCTTTAGCTGATCCAACACTTTTAGCAAAAGCTGGTTACGAAGAATTTTTAAAACCAACAGCAAAATTTGCAGGAAAAGTTTTAACTTCAAAACCTGCTACTGTTCTTTCTAACCCATCAACTCAAGCTCTTCTTTCGTATAATTTATTAAAAGAAAATCCATCTGATCCTTTTGGTTATGCTGCACTTACAGGTATGGGTGCTTCAGCAAAACTTGTTGGTGATAAAATTAAAACTCCATTTTTACAAAAAGCTCTTACTTTAGGTGCTGGTCCAGCACGAGTCGCAAAGCTGGCTAGATTTACTACACCATTTGGTATTGCAGCTACAGGTGTTGCATCACTTGTAAATGTTGCTAGAGAAGCTCAAAAAGAATTTGATGCATTATCTCCAGAAGAACAAAAAGAATATTTAGCGGAGCAAGAACAGTTTGCAGAGGATGTAAATAGAGATGAGTTTTTATCATATGCAGGTGGTGGAATAGTGGGTATAAGAAGACCAAGTGCAATACCGCCTGAAAAAGGACCTCAATCACAAGGCTTGGATTATCTTAGATATTATGGTACATAACGCGAGGGAGAAATAATGGCAGATATAGATAAATCATTACCTAATCAACCAGAAGTTACGGTTGAAGACCAAAAAACAATTGAAGTAGATACAGGCACTCCAGTAGAACCACAAAAAGACATTGAAGTTACAGAAACTTTAGATGGTGGTGCTGAGATATCTTTTGACCCTAATGCTATTATTCCACAATCATCAAATACACACTTTCAAAATTTAGCAGAACTTTTAGACGGTACAATTTTAGATCCATTAGGAGCTAACCTAATGAATGATTATATAGATTACAAAGCATCAAGAAAAGATTGGGAAAACACATATAGAAATGGTTTAGATCTTTTAGGATTTAAATACACACAAAGAACAGAACCTTTTAAAGGTGCTGCAGGTGTTACTCACCCAGTTCTTGCAGAAGCAGTTACACAATTCCAAGCACAAGCATACAAAGAATTATTACCTGCTGATGGTCCAGTTAGAACACAAATTTTAGGATTACAAACACCACAAAAACAAGATCAGTCTAACCGTGTAAAAGATTTTATGAACTACCAGATCATGGACCAGATGAAGGAATATGAACCGGAGTTTGACCAGATGCTATTTTACCTCCCTCTAAGCGGGTCAACTTTTAAGAAAGTCTATTATGATGATCTATTGGGTAGGGCGGTATCTAAATTTATACCTGCCGATGATTTGGTGGTACCCTACTCAGCTACAAGTCTAGATGATGCTGAAGCAGTAATGCATATCATTAAAATGTCTAAGAATGATTTAAGAAAACAACAAGTTGGTGGTTTTTATAGAGATGTAGATTTAACACCACCTAATATGCAAAACGATGAGATAACTAAAAAAGAACAAGAGCTAGAAGGTGTTAAACAATTAAAACAAGATGATATGTACACACTTATTGAGTGTCATGTTAACGTAGATCTAGAAGGTTTTGAAGATATGAAAGATGGTGAGACTACAGGAATTAAACTTCCTTATGTTGTAACTGTAGAAGAAGGATCTAGAAAAGTTTTATCTATCAGAAGAAACTATAAAGAAGGTGACATAAGAAAAAACAAAATAAATTACTTTGTGCAATTTAAATTTTTACCTGGCACAGGTTTTTATGGTTTTGGTCTTATCCACATGATAGGTGGACTGTCAAGAACAGCGACCACAGCTTTAAGACAGCTCTTAGATGCAGGAACATTATCTAATCTGCCAGCTGGTTTTAAATCAAGAGGTATAAGAGTAAGAGATGATGCACAACCATTACAACCTGGTGAATTTAGAGATGTAGATGCTCCTGGTGGAAACATCAGAGATCAGTTTATGACTCTACCATACAAAGAACCATCAGCGGTCCTTTTACAATTATTAGGTACAGTTGTAGGAGCAGGTCAACGTTTCGCGGCTATTGCAGATATGCAAGTGGGCGACGGTAATCAAAGAGCTGCAGTAGGTACAACAGTTGCATTACTTGAAAGAGGAAGCAGAACAATGTCTGCTATTCACAAAAGATTATATGTAGGATTAAAACAAGAATTTAAATTATTAGCTGATGTATTCAAAACATACTTACCACCTGAGTATCCATATGATGTTGCTGGTGGAGCAAAAACAGTTAAGGTACAAGACTTTGATGACAGAGTAGATATTTTACCGGTTGCAGATCCAAACATATTCTCTCAAACACAAAGAATATCAATGGCACAAACACAATTACAATTAGCTACATCAAATCCAACTATGCATAACATGTATCAAGCATATAGATCTATGTATGAAGCAATTGGTGTAAAAAATATAAATGGAATTTTACCACCACCAATGCAACCAAAACCAGTTGATCCAAGTATGGAACATATTATGGCAATGGGTATGAAGCCTTTCCAAGCATTTCCTGGTCAAGATCATCAAGCACACATAGATGCACACTTAGCATTTATGGGTTTAAACATGGTTAGAAATAATCCAACAATGATGGCTGCAATACAAAAAAATATACTTGAACACATAACATTAATGGCACAAGAACAAGTACAAATGGAATTTGCACAAGAGATGATGCAAGTACAACAGATGACTATGATGGCAGCACAGAATCCACAGATACTACAACAGATACAAATGATAAATCAGAAGATAGAAGCAAGAAAAGCTATCTTAGTTGCTGAAATGACAGCTGAATACACTAAAGAAGAAAACAGAATTACCTCTCAAATGGATGGAGACCCTCTATTAAAACTAAAATCTAGAGAAGTTGACTTAAGAGCTATGGAAAATGAGAGAAAACGTAAGTATGATGAGTCAAGAATTGACATTGATACATCTAAATTGATGCAATCAAGAGAAATTGCTGAAGATAAGCTAGAACAGAACGAAGATTTAGCAGAATTAAGAGCTGAAACGTCTTTGACTAAGCAAATGATGTCAAATGCAGCAAAAAATGGGGCTGACAAAGGCGCAAAAAACTAGTACATTAATTAATAAGGAGCAAATATGAAAAAAGCAAAAGAAAAAGGCAAAGTAGTAATCGAACATAGCCAATTTTTAAACAAAGATGGTTTTAAAAATGGTGGTGTTGTTATTGAAGCTACTAATCCTGCTGAAACACAAACATTTCCTGTTAAAGGTCAAAGAGGAATGTTAGCTGAAAAGAAAAGAAACGCAAAACTATTCTAATTATGGCTTGGTTCAGCTTAGCAAAAATGGCTCTCCAAGCTGGAAGCCATATATACAAAAAACGTCAACAAACTAAGATGGCTATGGCGGATGCACAACATATGCATGCGCAAAAAATGGCCGAAGGAAAGGAAGCTTACCAGGGCAAACTTTTAGAAGCACGTCAAAACGACTGGAAAGACGAATTCGTATTGATAATTTTAAGTGCTCCGATAGTTGTGCTT